GGCCTGGGTTTTGCGGAACCGCCATTGTGCAGCCACTTAAACTTATCCATGCCAGCGTTTTTCATACGCCCCGCAGTTAACCCGGTATATACTTTTCTCGTTTGGTCGTTTGCGATTAGTTTCGCGCGTCTATTTACTTTTTCATCCGTATTTTTCAAATGGCTTTTAAAATCTTTTGAAAGCTCTAATTGTGATTTTGCCGTTTTATAAATATCGCTCGGCCCTTTGCCTGTCGTCACCGCGCGAAAAACTGTTTTCTCCATCTCCGCTAAATACTCACGCGGGATAGATTTTATTAATGAGACATTCTCCGCAATCGACGCGTTTAAAATCTTCTCAACACGTTTTCCTTTTAACGTTGATTTCGGAAAAAAACCTAGTTCTACGCTTGTTTGGCTGTTTAAGCCGCTTTTACTTTTATTCGTTAATCCTTGTACAACTCCCGCTGCGGTAACTCCTAGCAATAACTGCGACATGGACTGTTCGCTCGATTCATCCACATCATTAACAAAATCATCCGCTATTTTCGGCGCAACAGAATCGAATAATTTTTGAAACGTATCTTGCAAGTTACGTAAAACACGTTGCGAATAATTCGGTAAGTTTTCGTCTTGCGCAAAATGCTCCGCCGCTGCTTCTGAAATAAATAACGCTTTAACCGCCGCATTTGTCTCAACTGTCATTCGCTTGATTAAAGCGTTAAGCGTCTTCTGATACTTTATCGCTTTGCGGATCGGCGGCATTAGGCGCCTGCCCTGGTACACCACTTTGTTCTTCTTCGCTGGTTTCTTCATCTGGCATTTCGTCCGGTATGTCGTACATTTCGATCCCGTTATATCCGCTATCTGGGTCAGATATTAAACGCTGTCGGATATCTTCGCCTGAGATTGCCCCCGTTTGCGACAACGTTAAATCCGTCTCTGCGTTAAATTTATTTACATTCGCAAGTTCTTCCGCTGTAGCGCTCTTTAGCGGTTCCCACTTTATTTTTATCTTGAATTCTTCAGTGTTAAATTTCGGCGTAATTTCAGAGCGCATCAAACGCACTAAATGAGCGTCAACAAAATCTGTCAAATGGTTCGCTTGTAAACTTTCTAGCGTTTCGTGATAACTCGTCATTTCATAATCGCCCGTCGCATTAAACCCTTTAGGCGTCGTACCTAGTAGTTTTGTCGACGGAACGCCCGCGATGGACGCTACAAGCTGGTATTGCGTCATAATCACGCTGTCAAGATCAGCTAACGCAACATCAAGTTGCTGTACTTCTTCCGTAGTATCCATCACTTGATACCCGTAGTTATTCCGCATTTGAACCGCCCATTCTAAATTGTTTACTATCTTTTGCTGATTTAGTACCGCGTTTTCTAAATCAGTTTTATACAATAAAATGCGCTTCGTCATAGCGAGAAGCGGCGCTTCATTCGCCGTTCGCTCTGAGCAGTACACACGCTCTGCTATTTTTTGCGGGATTGACACACCGCCCCATAAATACGTAGGTTTTAAATAGTCCGCAACTTCGCTTTCTACATAAATTGAAAAATGCGAACGGTGTATACTTTTTCCGTTAACTTGCCACCAAGTCGGCACATAGAAATTCTTATCCATTGGGTTCGACGCCGCTTTAAAATCTAATTCAGGTACAATCCAGTACGGATCAATCTGGCACATCCCTTTATAGCTCCCGGGAGTAACGCCATCAGGATTAAACGGCTTGTAATAAAAATCCGGGTCATCTGAATCAACTAAAAATAAGCATATTCGAATACCAAACATACGGCCGAATCGAACGTATTCAATCATGTTCTTCGTAAGTTGAAATTTCTTATTTAAATCTTCAATTTCCGCCAAAACTTCCGGCGCGATTTTTTCTCCATCGTTTACCGTTACTTCAAAACCTTTTCTTACTGCGTCTTCCGCGGGCATGGTACAAGCTTTATCCACCAGCCAATGCTGCCCGATCATCGCCGTAATTTGATACGGCAAATACCCTTGCGAGCCATACCAGGAGATAATAGACGCGTCTAGATTATTCTGCGCTTGCACGTTATACACGAGACCGGACGGTAACATTGAATCTTGCGCAAA